ATCGAGAGCGAGTGAAAATCGAAACAAGTTTGGAGCACGTTCAAAAACTGATTCAAAATATCAACCCAGTAACCCACAGAATCCATAGCTTCTACAACCAAGTAGGTGCCAACAGTGGAAGATTTACGTGCGCCGGGGCGACCAAGACCGCAAAAACCAAAGTAAAAACGACATTCGCGGTGAACCTGCAGCAAGTCCCGCGATCGAAATCGTTCCGAGAATCTTTTGTAGCATCTCCCGGATACAAGTTGATAATTGCGGATTACTCGCAAATGGAACTCCGTTTGCTTGCAGAGCTTGCCGACATCCCGCAAATGCAAGAAGCATACAACACGGATATAGATCTGCACACACTGACAGCAAGTTTAGTGAACGACTGTGACATATCTGAAGTAACAAAACAACAGAGGCAGATGGCAAAAGGGGCTAACTTCGGGTTTATCTATGGAATTGGGTTCAGAAAGTTCAAAACTTACGCAGCGGCATCCTTCGGTGTGCAACTGAGCCTATCTGAGAGCAAGATACTACACAGCAAGTTCCACAGTGCGTACCCACGTCTAAGGGAATGGCATCGTCAGCGCGGTGCTCTGGTTCAAGATGGCTGGTGTTACACCAGGACCGCTTTAGGACGGCGCAGGCTGCTGTCGTATGACGATGCTCGCATGACCATCGCGGCTAATACGCTAATCCAAGGCACAGGTGCGGATATTTTGAAAGTAGCGCTTGGCGAACTAAACGAATACCTGAATGATGACGTGCGTCTGATCGCAGTCGTGCACGACGAATGCGTATTAGAAGTAAAAGAAGGGCTAGAGAATTACTGGAAGGATAAGCTTGCAGAAATCATGGTTAACGCTGGTGCCTCTGTATTCCATAAAACCAGATTGGTGGCAGAACCCGGCATAGGCGATGACTGGTCAGCGAAGTAAAGTTTCCGCAGAACACCACCTCAAATGGACTTAGTAAAAATCCCACGTGGTCCGGAGAAAGAGATTTTCACCATCAGATCCGGCGACCAGTACTTCGCTTTCATCACAGGGGAGGAGGACATCTTTCTAATAGACGAAGCTTTCGAATCGCCTTTAGTCGCGAGTAATAAAGCCAGGGCTCTCAAGCGCCAGCACAAAATTCAAGTAAATCTAAAAAAGACAAAGAAACCTAATATCAAGAGTAAACTTCAGCCAAAATGTGTCTTATACACTGAGGCTGAAGTGGCCAAGCTGACGCACCTACGGTTTCGTGAGACTTGGTTGATCTGCGCACCGAAAGGTGGTTATGTAGCTAATGTCATGCAAAATAAAAAAGTAGTAGAATACACAGACACTATGGAAAACGCGAAAGCCTTTACGACATACGAAAGTGCTTCCGATTACGTTAAAACCTTAGATATGGTTGTGAAAAAAGGGCACAATCTAAGAAGGTGTTTCACTAGGACAGATTGACTCGATCCGAGTTAATATTTAAACATACGAAGTAAGCCTAAAATGCGCCGTCGATTTGCGGGCCAAGCTATCGAAGGCTCGGGTGCTAATCCTTCGGATACCCTGGCGACGGTCACCGAAGCACTAAAAATAGCTCTTAAAAGCTCCAGAGGCGGTCGATTAGGTGCCGGGACAGAAGAAGAACGAGTGGAGGGGGCGAGCGCCGTTCCGGCAATTGCCACGGGGCAGCCCACAGTGGCATCTCCTGCCGCAGCGGCAGCTCCTGCGATGGATATCGCTAAATTACGCTCGGCTTTAGGCATCGACGAACTGATGTCTTCGCTAAAGACCGCAGGAACCCAAACGGAAACTCCAGAATTCAAAATGCCAGAATTCGAGATGCCTCAATTCGAGGCTCCGGACTGGCAGTCGATGATGCCTGATTTTGAAAGCCTGATCAAGCAATACATGCCGCAACAGAACACGGAAAGCACGAGTGAGAACACAACGGCGGGGGACCAAACGACAGGAACTCAGCCTGTCGCAGCATCTCAGAAACCGGTTGGGACAAAGGTTAACGTTGGGGGCAAAACCTACAACTTGAGTCGAGCAGGCGGGGTAGGTTTAGGAGGGCAAGACATTAAAAACATGCAGAAGTTAGGGTTCACCAAATCTCAAATATCTAAAGCAGCGGCACAAGCAACAACAGCGGGTGCAAGAATCTCTACAGGCGCCAAAAACCTATTAGGAAAAATGCAGCCGGCCAAAAAACAGCCTTCCACGCAGGCAAAATCTACTGCTAAGAACATTACCGGATCAGCGCGCCAAGCGATAGCGCGAACCGCGGCAAGGCCAGCGGCAAAGCCAGCGGCAAGTAAAGCATCCCGCGGTAAAAAGTAAGAAATACGATCGATGGCTCGCGTCCGTTTAGCCGGCACTAATAACAGGTTAAAGAACATACCTGTTGCACAACCTGAGGGGGCACCGCCGGCACCAAAGCAGGCTGCCGCTGGGATTTTCAAGATCGCGGGAACGCAAAGGCTGCGCTCCACGACAGAACAGGCACGGCAGGAAGGACAAGCCGTCAGGCAAGCGCAAACACAGGAATTAGAGAAAAAACAAGCAGCAACCAAAGAAGCTGCAAAGTTACTGGCTGCGTCTAAAGCGGCGGAGACTTCTTCTGCTAGAGACGCACAAATTCAAGGATTGCGAAAAGCACTAGGTATTGATGACCTCGTGCAGGCGTTACAGAACCAAACTCTGATGACGCAACAAGCCGGAATGTATCGTTTTAACGAAGAGACTAACGAATACGAATTCCCTTCATTTGATTACAGTGCAATGGAAGAAGAAGGCGGTTACGAGGGTGAGGAAGTACAAGCCTTCACAGAAGAAGACTTAACTGACCAAGATCAAATAGAAGAAATTAATACTCAAAACCTGCCAGAAGTAATCGCTGCGGGTAAAAAAGTAAACTTAGTCACTGTGGGAGGTAAAACCTTTAACTTAGCGAAGGCAGGGGGATTAGGTTTCAGTACAAAGGATATCAAATACCTACAAAACCAAGGATTAACGCGTAGTCAAATTATTAAAGCTGCCTCTAAGTCAGATATAGCTCCCACAACGGCTGCGCAAAAAGCATTAGGGATCAAAGTAAAGCCAGCTACGGGAGGGACAGGCTTCAGCGTAGAAACCAAGCCTTCTAAAGCCCAACAACAAGCAAAATCTTCGGCAAATCTATTCTTTGCTTCCCCAGGAAAAACTCAGGTTTTAGCGAGCTCCGGCACACAAAGCGCCGCTGCGAAAGTAGGGGGAAATCCGGTATTTTTCGCATCGCCCAGTGCTGCTCAGGTAGCTAAAGCAAGCGCAGGCGGCGGAGGCGGCGGTGGAGCTAAAGCAAGCGCAGGAGGCGGAGGCGGCGGTGGAGCTAAAGCAAGCGCAGGAGGCGGTGGAGGCGGCGGAGGCGGCGGCAAGGGAGGCGGCGGCAAGGGAGGCGGCGGCGGTGGCGGCGGCGGAGGCGGCGGCGGAGGCGGCGGCGGTGGCGGCGGCGGAGGCGGCGGCGGAGGCGGCGGCAAGGGAGGCGGCGGAGGCGGTAAACGCTAGTAAGCTGCCTAAAAAGAGCCCAGCATGCTTATCAAAGATAAATACGTGCTGTCTCTGATAAAAGAGACCAAAAGACTAAATCTACAAATAACGGCACAAGACAGTGGGCACGCACAGGCGCAAGCAGGAGATATCTCACGTTCGTTAGGGGCGGAAAAATACAACCTTAATTACAGCAACTGCGAAGAAGATTTACTATCAAAACTATTTAGAGATCTCGCTGAGAACAATTTCACCCACGGTGAATGCCGCGAGTGGGAAGGAACGTTTACGAACAACGTTCCGTGTACATACGTCTTGGGGTCCAGGCACTACATAAGAACAATAATCTTGAAATACTTAGATATCCCCAAAGACGGCGTCACAGCAAAACCTAAATGTCTGTGTAAGAAATGTATAAATCCATATCATTTCACCTACGTCCAAGGCAAAAACGAGAAAATCTCATGCGGCGACAGGAAATTGGTAGTAGCCTACCGGAGCCAAGGTGTCGGGATCCCCCAGATAGCCGCGGCTCTCAACGTCCACCGATCGACTATTTACAGACAACTAAGCAATGAACTTGTTTCTAATGGGCCTGAAAGTCACCGCAACGGCGGATGACAACGACGGCATTGTGAACGTCTTAGCTGAAGCGCTTCCCTCGAACGACAAAAGAGTTGAAACCAAATTCCAACTCCTGCAACAATCGAATCACTACGTCGGGAAATTACTTAAAAAATTGGAAGTAGGACAAACCGTGTTAGCGATGGGTCCTACTAAACCGACAATCGATGGTGTGCTTAAGATGCAACCCATGCTGATTGTCACAGAAGATAATTTCGAGGATCTTCTCGCTATTAACGTCTTCATGGCCACGGGGGGTCTCGGTCCGAAAGCCGACGAAGTCGAGCTCTCAGACACAACCGTAACCAATCGTTCACTTGCGTGGCAAACAGAAGAAAACGAAACCGCTTGGTTTAAAATGACAGCTTGGGGTGAGCTGTCTAAACAACTCGCCGAGCTTGCACCAGGCACACCCACTATCGCGGTAGGCAAGGTTTCGACGAGTGAAAAGGATGATAGGAATTATCTTAACTACACAGTAGATAAGATCCTCTATCTCCCCAAATCCTCTAAGCAAACGCCAAAAAAAGCTGTTGATCCCGAAAAGGGTAAAGTGGCTGCTGCTGCTATTGGTTCTATCGATTTCTCCCTCTGATTAACTACTAACCATGGTCTTCATCGCTGGTCAATTTTCCCAAGACGAAATTCTGTGTAACGTACCGCCGCACACACTTCGTATTGATCTCCAGGCCCGACGCTGGAAGTCCGACGTCGACCCGGATTCTGCCATTGTCGATCGAAACGACAACGGTATTCCAATCGAGTTTGTTTTAGTCGGATTCACTCCGTACTTTGGCAACCTCGGTATGCGCAATCAAGAAGAATTCTTGCGCATCGCATACATCGGAGTGAGCCCAAATCACAGGTTGCTTCCGCCCCGTTGCGTCACGACCTCAATGATTTCGGGTAAATCTTCGCAAAAGAACTTCATTAGTTATTTCCAAACTCTCTACAACAATCGAATTAACTGCGCATCAGTCATTACCACGACGAAATTCGTGACTCGCAGCTTCAATGAGCGCGATCCCATGACCGGTGCTGACGGCGCGAAAATCAACTTCAACGCTCTCGAATTCTCGGATCGACCGCCATCAAATGATGAAGAAACAAAGTTGATTGAGGATATCAACAGCTGGCTTGTCGATAAGGGAGGGAATCTATGCGCATCCGCATTGAAGTCCCATATCCCTGGCTCCGATTTAGTGGAACTACCCCTGGGGGCGGATCACACCGAGATCAAAGCTCGATTCGCCGCTGAGAGAGGAACCCCTCCAGAGCGCTCATTTGCTAGCGCGGCGCCAGCGAAGGCTTTGAAAGCTGCGGAAGCAGAAGAAAAAGTCGAAAATGAGCCGCCTAGCGCCAAAGCAAAAAAACCAATCGAGCTAACCGCAGAGCAAGCCAAAGCTCTGGGGATCGATTTTTAAGCTAGAGTTATCTGAGCCAAGGTAAAGAGCGGTCTAACGGCCGCTTTTTTTTATTCTTCTAAGAGGGTCGGGTGCGCAACCTCTTTTGGAGAGAGCAACTCATCAAAAGCAGGAAGAATAACCCCATTCCTTGCGCACCAAGAAACTAGACGAGAGAATAAACTGTTCCTAACTAAATACTGTTTATGCACAGATTCAAAAACCACTTTCATTTGCTCTCGATCAAGCTTGGCGAAATCTTCGCAAACTCGTTTGTGTAAAAACTCCTGCTCTGTATTAAGCCATTCCAGATTTAACATAATCTACAGAATGCACTAACGTCATAATAGGCAGCATTTACCGGATAGACCGGAAATTTTGGTTAAACTCTGACAGCTCGAAACCCAGACCAATGGCAGACTCCTTCTATCAGCTCCCAAACGGCGTCACCCACGCGCTGATAAAGCACAGTTTCATCACAGGCTCAGTTCTAGTCCCATTCGATCCGCTGTCGATATTGAGCGACCAGCTCAGACGTCACAACTTTAACGTCGTCGAGAACAAGGACGAAACAAACCTGATGGATCCTGTCTGGTGGGTCGGCCAGAAAGAAAAAAAGTTTGATTGGGTCATAGCAGCAACAACAGGTTTAGGAGACTACACAGAGTATATACTTGAATACGGTATTCAGATTGCAACACAAGGTATAGCCGTTCTAGATAGGCTGTCGTTCATAGAACCAGTAGCCAAACGTAAAAGCTTTCTGTTAGCAAACAAGATCAGCAATATGATTGTTCTCAATCCACGTCCTAAATTCCGAGCCATCGGTTCCACGCGGGATTCCGTCACCAGCTGCTGGTTTGTTTTCCAACGCCCTGAGCAGTGGCACGACGGAACTCAGATAACCTTTGGTCTGGACTGGGACCGTGTCGACCCTCTGCCCTCTTTAACATGACAATGACTCGCCGCCAAAAGTTCGACAAATTTCAACGAGATGTTCTGGATCAACTCACAAAAACAAATACACTTCTCGAAAAAATTACAGCCCTATTGGTATCAGAACAACTCCTCCAGGAGTGCGTCTCACCTGAGGGAACCGCTAGATCTGCCTCTGAGTGCGCGGAGATTATTACCGACTCTTATTGCGCAGGTCTTTGCCTCGCCGAAGAGCTGAGCAGCCGTAACAGGGATTTTAATTACCAAAAATCTGAATTCTTTTTGGATTCCGATGAAGACGAAAGCACTGAGCAGGACCAGAATGAAGACGATGACGATGATGAAGATACAGACTCTCGACCGTTTCAGATGTCGTTCTAAAATCAAATAGTAAACTAAAGGTTAATCGACACAAAAATGTGTCCCAAACCAGAGTTACGCTAAACGGCCTGAGGCACTACAACTGCGCAGGAGTACCCAAACCTCTTCCATCCGTTACAAGTGTCCTATCGGCCACGCAGACGGAGGAAACGCGTAAAAAACTAGCGCACTGGAATCTAATGAATCCTGGTGCGCTAGAAAACGCTGCTGCGCGGGGTTCCTTCATCCACAACGCTGTAGAGAACTACATCAGAGGGCTAGCTGTACACCCTGCGGATGATGTTCTCGCATACTGGAAAGGTATGCCGGAAAAATTGGATGAACTTCTGGACGAAGGAACCGTTCTATGGAGTGAGAAGCCGTACAACCAACCTCAGTGGTCTAGGTATGTAGGAGAAGACGGTATCGGCAGGATCCATTACTATGACGAAAATACAGGTCACGGATACGCCGGTTGCTGTGACATCATTTATAGAGATGTAAATGGAGAAATTATTCTCGGCGACTTTAAAACTTCAGTAGGTCCCTACTCAGCTAACTTCCCAAAAGCAAAAGATAACCTTCCAGATAACGTCAAAAAATCCTTAATAAGTGGAGTCTTTAAACTAAAGAAAACGCAACTACAATTAGCTGCTTACACACTGGCAGCGGAAACTTGTCTAGACATAAAAATAGACAAGACCCAGATAATCGTATCGACTCCACTGCCAGAGTACCCCGTTCAAGTTTTCACTTTTAGTAGAGCACAAGTCGAAAAACACGTTGAACAATGGCTGCAGGTTTTGCGGCAATTTTATGAATCTGCCAATAAGTGAAACACCTTCTTAAGGGCGCCTTCCACTGCGCTGCAAGGGGTTTCGTGGCAGAATGACCTGACGTCAGGAGACCATGGACTTTTTCTTCTCAATCAACTACGCAGTCTCTGAATACGTCAACCCTGCGACGGGCAAGATCGCGGCGGGGGGCAACTTCGCCGCTTTCAACAACAACTGGCTTCCCCAAGAAAAGGACATCGCGGCGCTAGCTGATGCCGTCACCACGCAGCAGGCTGGCTTGTGTGCCTGGCACCTTGTCGATGGGCGAAGACGCGAGGGCAATACCGGTGCAATCAAAGCCGGTTTGATCATCATTGACATCGACAACCAAGCAGATGGGAAAGATAAAGACGGCAACAAGATACAAAAGCAAGAACTGGACGTAGCTCAGGCACTAGAGCTAAATATCTGTAATAAATATCTGAGTCTCGCCTACCTGTCGCCGTCTCATACAGAGACTTGGCCCAGGTTTCGTTTGGTGTTTGGTTTAGAAAAACCAATCATCGACGCTGGGTTCTACCAGTGGTTTACCAGGCACATTGCGCAACAAATACCAGGATCAGACAGGCGTGCTACCCAAGCCGTCAATTTATTTTACGGCGGAAAGGGAACTTCTAGCTTACTGGTCGTCACAGATAAATTCATACCGGCATCTAAGATTGATGAGGCATACGCTGTGTATGCCACGCTGCCTCCTCCGGAAGAGGCGGTACGGGATGCGGAGCAGCACTTAAACACGCAGCAATCGCCGGAGGGGGTTGACCTCGAACGCCTGGTCAGCAGCACAGTCCGGTCGATGCTGGACGGCGAAGAAGTTGAAGACCGCTCCTTTGCGCTGGCGATTGCCCTCAAGGAAATCATCGGCTGGAGCAACTGGCTGAACGCTCAGGGCATCGCGACACGCGAACAGCCCTTGACAACCGCACACCGGGTGTTCGAGAATGTCTACGAATACGACCCTGTGCTGGATGGCAAATTCAACCGGATCCTGAACAGCATCACAGATCCTGAAACGCTGCAGCCCGCTGTGGTCATGGCGTCAGACGACGGATCTCTAGCTGCCTGGAAAAGACTTAAAAGCACTCACCGAGAAATTTTCGAAGCAAAGTGTACGGACAATGTACGTACAGAAATCGCGTCGAAAAAACCAAAGCCCGCCAACTCCGTACTTACTTTCGACGACTTAGTTCGAGAGATGGATACGAAACCGGCAACAACACCAACATCAACATCTACACCCCCTGATCCCATGGCCTCCACGCCGTCGACTCCGGCTCAGCTGGTTCAGCTGCAGCAAGGAAACCGTCAATTTTCTGAGAACGATGTCGCAGATATCATCGTCAATAATTACGGTAATGAATTTCTGTTTGACTCTTCCCTGGATGAGTTTTTCACATACGACGTAGACGAAGGCATCTGGTACGTACAAGATGAACAGCACATCAAACGAAGGATTATAAAAACACTAGATACATTTGTCGCTGCGGGTGTGATGCCGCGCTACAGCGCATCGACCGTTAGCTCGGTTTTCCAGATCCTCAAAGGTAAGCTGCTCAAGTCTGTGAACGGTGGCCGGGTGTCCATCTGGAGCAGCAGCAAAGGCCAGATCCCCTTTAAAAACGGTGTCCTAGACGGAAACTCGATGGGATTCCAGGAAGGCAGCCAGAAAGAGCTCTATCTACGCAGCAAGCTCGCGTTTCCGTACGACAAAGCCGCTCAGTGTCCGAACTTCCACGCGTGGTTGGACTCCTGCATCGGGCAGGACAAAAAGATCATTATTCGGGCGTTTTGCCGTGCGCTTCTGACGGGGTACACCACGGGGGAGCGTTTCCTCCACCTCGTCGGTCCTGGTGGGACAGGTAAATCAACAATGCAGCAGCTGTTGATCGCACTAGCTGGGTTCTCCGGTACTCACACCAGTAACCTGGAAACGATCGAAACAAATAAGTTTGAATGCTACAACCTAATTGGCAAGAAACTTCTGCTACTTACAGATGAAGCTAACTTTAACAAACGCTTGGATGTTCTAAAAAAGATTACGTCCGCATCAGATACGCTGAGAGCTGAACGTAAGTATGGTAAAGAAGTAATTAACTTCAAGCCAGAAGTACTGGTATGTATCGCATCTAACGAGCATATCAGCTCCTCGGACATCAGCAGCGGTCTAGAGCGTCGCCGCCTAACGATCATCATGGACAAGGTCGTACCGGCGTCCCAGCGGCGCGACCTTCTGAACGTATACGCAGATCGACTAGAGGGCGACCTTGTCCCCGAGCTGAGCGGTGTGGTCTCCTGGGCTCTCGATATGCCCTTCGATGAAATGCGCGACGTGCTGGCTAACCCCGTCAAGCACGTGCCTTCGCTCAACGCGACCAACCTTGAAGCGCTGATCTTCAATAATCCTTATGTAGCTTGGCTAGCGGAATGCACGATGTACGCTCCTAATAGCCACGGGTTGATTGGAGCTGGTGCTTTCAGACCCAACACGGACGAGGCTGAGAAAGGTATGTTCGTTAAAAACGCATACACAGAATTGTATGCGAGCTACGTCAATTTCTGCAAATCAAACGGATACAAACACTCAGCCAAACCCCGCTTCGTTGACCGATTGAAAGAAACCATTAGGAACGTGCTCAAGGTCGAGGGTGTTGGGCCTAAGTTTGTGAATGGCAAAGCCGTATTCACCGGACTACGATTGAAGCCGTACGACCCCTCGACCGATCGAGCGGCGGCCGGTTCAAACCGCTTACCGTCTCCGGTCGAGTGGGCTTCTAACCCTGACAGTGCTCTCTGGAAACCGGCCTTCGAAGCTCATGATCAAATCCCCGTCGAGTCTGCTTAACGGCGCAACCTTGCTGTTCGGCGGTGTGCTGACCTTCACCGTTGCTCTCGTTCAGCCTGCCCACCTGTCCACGGCGATTGCCGCTGCGGGTGGGTTGCTGGCTGGAGCCGCATCAGCAAGCGAATTAACAAGGAAACAAAAAGAAGATCGAGCGGAAAGCTTGAGAGTCGCTCAGAAATTCACAGCTCTCTACACAAAAAATATGGGGATGCTGGTTCCCCAAGAGCTTGCTTTTGAAACAGGCGTAGACCTAGAGCGGATCGAAACCTTTCTGGAATCCCTGGCCGAAAACCAAGGGGGACAAAAGGTCTCGACAGAGGCGGGTACGTTTTACAAGTTCCCGCATCCGGAGAACGTGCTAGATCAACTTACAGCTAACGCCACGGCGTGGGCACGCAATCAAGCCGAAGCTTTAGTCGCCGAAAACACGACTCTCAAGCAACAGGTGGCGACAATGCAGAGCATCCTCATGCAGATGCCCGCAATGCCTAAGCCGCAAGCGCCGATGGTTCCCAAAAAAGAAAATGCCCAAGAATCCGTAGATCCCTGGACAAAACTGCTATAGTTAAAGAACGCGCGAAGGCGAAGAAGCTGGGGCCATAAACCCCGGCTTTCGCTTTAAGGAGCTAACCGCGCTTTATGTAAGCGAGACTTTTCGTACCAGGCTGCGATTTCAGGCGCCCACGCGGTGAAGTGCGGCCACATCAGATCGCATAGATTGCGAATCTCTTCCTGAGCATCGAGCTTGCTGCGCAGATCCATGAAGTGAAGGAAGGAGCGCATGCTGAACGTGACGACAAAGTGCTGCCGGAAATCAAAGGGCAGAATGCCTCGCGCGTGCTCTTCCGCGTGCCCCAGATAGCGAACCATATGGCAATAACGCTGAGCAGCGGCTTTACAGATAACTAGATCTTCGCTGCGATGCTCCTCGGTGTAGGTATATTTTTTTCCTTGGCGGTCGGAATAAGTACCTACAGGGCGCAAATAAAAAACGTCTTCCAGATCAACCAAACCGTCCGCAGCTTGGCAAATACGATTGCCCGTGTAGCGCATCGACTGAACATCGAATGATACGGCCACGCGGTGCGTGCGCGCCTGCTGCATCACGGAGTGAGGAAAAAAGCCGCAGCTGAATGTGATGGACGGGTGCTCTAGCGGACCGTAATGCCCGCGCTCTCCGGCAAGCAAACGCTTAGTAATGACTTCCCCCGCCTTGGACTCACCCGGCGGGTCTTCCGAAAAAACGTAAGTTTCTGAATAATCTTGATGGAGTGCAAACCAAACGAGAGTCTGCGGGTGTGCTGTTTGGTTCAGCACATCCACCCTGAATTTAGGATCCACGGGGTGTGATCAGGATTTTGGAAAAGCTTCCTGATACCGAAGCCGACGTGTGATCTCGGATGGGGTGGTCCCAGCCAAGCGCACAGCGTCGAGGTTCAGGCGCTGCCCGGCCATCCTAATCGGAAAGTCGTTGTTGTGATACATCAGATGTTACCTGCTTTTTTAGCTTTAGCTAAAGTCATCAGATTATTCATAGTGTTGTGTGTATTTAACGCATAATCCGTAGGAACCGCCCGAGTATTAAGGAAGTTTTGCTTAGCCAAAAGCAAAAGCTCCTGTTGCATACGCAGGCGTTCTTCCGGTTTGTTCTGCGCGGCAGACATCAGATATTGAGTCTGACTCATGTCGTCGGCGCTATCGGGCGCAGCTACAACGCGGGGGTTGTAACCAGCAACGCCCATCGGGTAGTGACTGGTCTTGATATTCCCCGGAGCGTACTCAACAGCTTGAACCGGAGGGCGCACATAAACACCGCGATCGTGCTCAAGCTGAGCTGCCACGCGGGTCGGAACGTCCAGAGTTGTGACGCGGCGCAGGCTTAGATCAGGTTCCCGGTTGTACCCAAGCAGACCAGGCGGAAATTGCATCTGAGGCATAGCCTCGGGCTGCTTGCCTGTACCAGTCCCCGGAACAATCGCCATTACTGATCTCGCCGATTCGCAGTCCTACTCCTAATTCTAAGATTATCAGGTGAATTATCTAACGGGTTTTTGTTCTTATGGTCAACTTCTTTGCCGTCCCCTTTTGAGACGCGGCCATTCTTCTCCATCATTCGCCGAGCCTTGTTGCGAGCAGCACGGCGTTTCTTTTGTGCTTCAGTTGCATGAAAGGTATCATATTCTCTTCTATAATCTCTACTTGTCGTGCTCATACAATATTCAAAGCTGACCTATTTTAAATCAATTCCGGAAAGTTTAAATCTTCCGGGAAACGCCCCGCTTGAACCGCAGCCTTATCCCAGACAAGAGCAGCTTCTAAAGCAGTTTCGTAATACCCTAAAAATTTAAGACCCTCGGGTGTCCCTAACCGAGCTAACCATTTATCGTCGCGTCGAAAATAGGAAACACCTTTATACCCAGATCGTCCTGTAGGACGTTTGTTATGGGCATTGCTTGATTGAGTCTTCAGCGCCAAATTTTCAATCGTGTTGTTATGTCCATTTCGATCTATGTGATCTATTTGAAAATTTTCAGGTATTAGACCATTCTGTAACGTCCAGACTACATGATGACAGTAGTAGTATATTCCTTTATACCTAACAGAATAATATTTAAGCTGTTTGCCGCCTGCAGAATTTTTCTTTTTCGGTACTCCTTTTGTCTGAATAAGCCATACAATACCGGAATCTCGCGGAACATATCCCCACAGGGAGGGAGCGTTTTCCGCTAACCAAAGTGCTGTGTTGCGATCAAGAAAAGAACCGCGAGGCATGCGAGTCGAAAATAATTAAATTACAAAACGCTCAGGGCTCTACCTTTTTGAACACCAGCTCTTTCTCGAAGAACTTATCACGCATACTCCACGCGATATCGTCCTTAAACTGCTGCCACAAACCGGTGTATAAACCGTTGTCCGGCTTATATAGGTCATACAAAAACTCAAGAAAGTCTGCCTTCTTTTGTTCTTCCTTAACGTCCCAAGTATCTAAAACTTTTTGCCAGTCGAATCCCTTGAAGGTCATAGCGGCTGAAGCCAACACTCCAACAGGTTGGCGATAAGGGCGGCTCTGTAGCTTAACATTCGAGCCATTTCTCTGGTTATCAAATCTCCGAGGGGAGACTCTTCTTCATCCCAGCTAAAGGTTTTGGCGGAAGCACGCAGATCTGCGCAGCGTGCGATGTTATCCCAATCAATTGAGTTCATTTGAAAGCTCGAATAGCCCAGCCGCTCCCAGGGCCTTCCACGAGGAAGCGGGGGCCTAGGTTCTTCTTAGAGTAAAGCAGCCCTTTGCCGTTGGTGGAAACGTAACCGCCGTTAACAAGGTCTAACTCGCCGAAGGGATCGTTCACAACGTACCTTGTATTGTCCTCGTTGCGACCGACAATCACGATCCAGTGACCACCGCCTGTAGGAGCGCTGACAGGTCCGTGATGAAGAATACCAATAGGAACAGGGATACCGCGCACCAACTGGGAATCGATATCACTCCAACCGAAGTCCTGGCAAAACTCAGCTTTCAACCCGTAAGAAGAGAGCGCAGAAAGCTGAGCGGCAGCAGACGTTGTATCTCCGTACTTGTATACAGTTTTAATGTACTGATCGTCTCCAGAAATACTGTTGGGTTTGAGAAATTTTAAAAGCATGGCGCAACTGCTGGAGAAGCAAGTGCGCAGAGGGTCTGTTTGATTATCCCGCTGGCTGTAATAGGGAACCGAAAGAACTAAGGGCTGAGGGTGAGTTACCGTCTCGTCTTCGACTGGAGCGGGGTCATTGATGATTTTGAAATCATTGGGCCACATCCACCACGAGCGGTCAGGCTGAGCCTCCAGAGTCAGCTTGTAGTGCTTCTCGCCGGGAACCATCGTGATGGCCTGCCAGCGGTGTGCTGAGCCCTTAGGGACGAAAAGCTTTTGTTCGGCCGCCAGGTCAGAGGCTTGCTTGGGCTCCCGCTTTAGCCAGGTGTCCCGCTGGGCAAGGATAGAAGCAGACAAGAGCGGATGCAAAACCTTGGTTAAAAATAGCTCGCGCTCAGCTTCTCGGCGATTTTTTAAGCCTTCGATAACCTTTCCGTCGACTTTAGTCCAACGGAGAAACTCAGATGCGACAACAGATGCCTCAGCACCATCGTTCAGTAAACGTAAAAGGGTAGACCCTTTGAAAGCTCCTATACCTACGTTGTAAGAAAAGCTGACCAGAGCATCAAATTGATTTTGATTGACCGAAACCCTAAGAAGGTTATGGACGCCGTCAGCAAACTTGTTGACACTCTCCTGAAGCCACGTGTCGGCTTGGGCTTGAGTGATTGTTAGTTTAGGGCCGACGTGAGGACCAGTCGTACCCCAGCCAATTGTCCAGACGCCGCCAATATCTTGATAAGAAGTTAGCTCACAACCCTCAAAACGCTTGATTAAATCAAGACCTTTGGCGGAAACGTTCACTGAACTTGAACATCAATGCCGATCCGATACTCAGAACCGGAACGGCCTTTCAACTGAATATAGGCGTAATAAGCACCGCTGCTGGCAATTCGCTGCTGAGTAACAGTACTGTTCCGGCTGCTGAACTTGGAGGGAGAAGCAGTCATCACCTCCTCCCCGCTCGAATCCAAAATAATGACATCACCGCAGCTGTTCTGATCTCGAATATCAACCTGCAGGATGCCGGTAGCGTTTACGGTCAGAGGGTAATAATCAGATATCCCGTAAGAACCATCAGCAGCGTATGTACGGCTGGAAGAATCAACGACAACCACGCCGCTGGCGTCGAGAATACGGCGCTGATCGAAATGCGTCGATCCTGTACGGCGCGAGGCGTCGGTCAGACCGCTATTGACTACAGTATTTAGCTCAAGGTTCTTAGTGAACTGAGACACGATCTGTCCGCCGTTTACACACAGTTTAGTAGAAATTTAAGCATGTAACGAGAGTGCCGACCTTTAAAATTTAAATAGCTAAACCAAGTAGATGGGTCCGGAAGCTTTAGTCGCTGCTGCGGCAACGGTGCTTGGTTTCCTTACATGGTCGCACCAACAACGGCAGAGTGTCATTAACGATCGTTTCAACTCGATCAAAAAACGACTAGAGGATGTCGAAAATAAGGTCGGAGAAATCCCGGCTATATACGCCATGAAATCCGAATTAAATGCGGGATTATTAGATATTCGAGATCGTCTAAATCATATTAACGATAAGTTAGATCAATTAATACTGAGCAGGATCAATGAAAAAAACTAACTACAACTTTTGGCTAGCAATTTGCTACGAAATAACTAAAGCATTAACAGAACACTTTAAAGGTTTAAGAAACAATAAAATAATAAGAATGATATTGATATACTGCAAACACGATTGGGTATTGTGGCGGATTGAATCGGCACTGGCAGATGTCGATAAACAAATAGAACAACTGCATAGAGACTGGGATAAAGCAGAAAAACCAAAGAGCAAATATTACGAATTACCTCCAGATGGTTCTAAAGCTCAGCAGTTACTAGGGGGTGAAATGGGCATCCGCAGTAACCATATAAAAGAGTGAGTAAACTTAAAAAAGAGTCTCAATAACCATGGACGACTTACTGAGTAACGTTAAAAGTCTGGTTGAAATCCTCATCGCCATCCACGGGGTGGCTTTGTTGATCGTCAACTTGACGCCGACTCAAAAAGATAACGAAGCAGTGGCTAAGTACTACCGAGTGGTAGAAATCCTGGCCGGCATCGTCACGCGGCTGGCAAAGGACTGATCGCCGGTTCAAGCAAAGGGATTCGGCAGAGCTCCGTATACTCTTGGGCAGATTCGACGGTCTCATGACTGTCGTTTACCCACTTAAGGATTCTGCTTTCGCGCTCAGGGGTCCAGAACTCTTGGGCGCGATACCAAGAGAACCAAGGTAAATCAGACTTAGCTAGGTTACAGCAGGCGCAGGACGCAATAAGATTACTGCGGGCTGTTGTGCCACCACGGGCTTTCGGCACGACGTGATCTAGAGTATCAGGATTGGAACGTCCGCAATAAGCACAAGCCTGCCAAGCGTCAAAAATATCTCGTCGGAACCTCTTTCTGGCTTTACTCCGCTGTAAACACTTGAGTTCAAACACATAATCTTGTTCGCCCACTCAATGTGTGCGGCTCAGAACAAGTTTAGCTAAATGAACAAAGTCAAACTTGAATTAAATCGGGCAAATATCGATCAAGAGTGAGAATGTGCTTAGAGGCCGCTTCAAAAGTTTCAGCCAAAAACAAACAAGCCAGCTCAGGATCCGTTGTATCCCCGCAGGTAAACACATCGACGGCGGCGTATCCGTGCTCGGGCCACGTGTGGATCGAAATGTGAGACTCGGCGAGCAGCGCAAAACCGGTGACGCCCTGAGGGGTGAACGGATGGGTTCGGATATCAATTAAAGTCGCATGGGATACGCGGGCGGCCTCAGCCAAAGCATCGCGAATGAAAGCTTCGTCGTTAAGTTTTTGCGCAGAGGCGCGGTAAAGCTCCAGAACACAATGCTTGCCGCAGCCCATCTAACGCACCCAAACTGTTTCAATTGTAGTGCGGTTTACTGGCATAGCAGCTAAAGTCCATAGCGGCTCACAAAAAGTCATGGTTAAACCCAGAGTGCAATGGTTGACAGAAGATCACTCGTTGTGGGAAATAGACTGGTTACGGTTTTTATTTAAACCAGTTCAAGATTATATAGAAGTTGAATTTGAAAAGGATAAAATAAAAACAGACAAAAACACTGTGTTGATATGTAATCATTCAGTGCCGTATAGAGATGTTTTAACTAGACTGAGGCAAAGAGGAAAAAAATATGCAATCGTTCTATTGAGCGACGAAAATCTTATAGAGCCTTGCGAGTGGCTCCACGACCCTCATTGTGTGGGGCTGATGAGAAATTATATAAATCCCATGTTATTAGGGCATCCCAAAGTGTCGATATTTGGGCTTGGTTATAAAATTGGTTTAGTTAAAAAATTAGAAATAAAAGAAAAACGCGAGTTGGCGTGGTCGTTCGCAGGAACCCCGCACAAAGATCGAGCAACTGTTATAGAGAAATTTAAGGAGTTAGAACCCTATAGAGTGCACACTTGCAGCGGTTTTAACGCAGCAGATGGGCTCAGTACAAAAGAATACGCAGAGTTACTAAAAAACAGTAAGTACGCACTTTGTCCCCCAGGGCAAGACAGTATGGATTCGTTTAGACTTTACGAAGCACTGGAGGCGGGTTGTATACCTGTGTGTTTAAAAAATACGGGTTATTGGCACGTACATCCCTCTTATTGGCATGGGGTATTTTACGGAGAGTCCACGCTTCCTTTTGTGTGCGAAAATACCTGGGAAGATTGTTTAAATCTCATAAAGCAAATAGAAAAGGAAGATCTATACGAAGAAATTCAAGACGAATGTAAAGTATTTTGGGATAAATGGAAAACTGCCTGGCAGCACCAAACGGTTCAGCTAGTTCAGAAGTTGTAGTGAAGGTGACTACTCGGCTTCAAGCTCATCAGCGATGACAAGAAGCTGCAGTCTGTCTCGTTTGCAGTACAACGCAGCAGCTCGCAGGGCGGCGGCGGTGACCCACTGAACGTGACGACGCGGGGCGTAGTCCATTTCTCGGTATGCGGCATCTAGCACCGCCTGTGCAGCGGGGGAAAGTTTAGTCATTGGTTTTCTAGTTCGGCAGCGATGGCGAGGAGTTCGTCGCGCACTTTGCATCGATTACGGATGGCGGCAAGTGACAGCGATCCCTCGTCGATGTCGTCTGGCTCCGGCGCAACCTGATCCGCAGCAGCTCGCAGGGCGGCGGCAACGATTTTGTGCAAATCGGTGGGGTGAATGCAATCATCTTCAGCTGCATCCAGTACCGCCTGCGCGGCGGAGGAAAGTTCGGACATGGAAGTTGAGACGGGTCGTGAGGGGCAAGTATTAGCTGATACCTGTTTTCAGGTAATACATGCTGATACCTGCCGTGTGCTACAGTGCTGGGGCTGATCAGAAACCAGCAAAGCGACTGGAGTGAGATCCAGTTGCAAGGGCGGTGGGGGTGACATCCTGCCGCTTTTTAATGGGATGAGCGACCCCTAGGTTTGCGTCTACTCATTGAGTCCTGGGTGATTACGGTAGCCCTCAAGCAGATCTTTTAATTTCTGCGCTTGTTCAGGCGTCCACTGCGGTAAGTCACTAAGATCTAGGACTTTTGATGACTGGTGTTTAGCCGACTCCAAAGCCTCAATCCGGCTCGCAAGAGCCAGAATATTTTTGCTGGTTTCGACGATGTGCTTGTGAGCCGCAGCTTCCAGTGTCTCGACCCTGGCGCGGAGTTCAAGGATGCAAGCATCACTGGCACCTACAACGGAACTTCTAACCCAGTCTTCACACTGTGCCCACTGCTCGGGGGTTGCTTTGTAGTCAGTCATCGAGTAGCTCCAATACGCGGCGGATGATGGAAAAATCATTGATGTCCCAAGAAGGATCCTCTGCTTTATCCAGAAGATCTAGCGCCTGCTCGTTGTCGGGAAGTTGTTCAAGGGCGCGGAGGATGTTCGTTATTTTGAACCCCATGCCGTGATTAGCGAGATCAGCGATCAAACTATCGAGGTCTTCCAGCGCCTGCTCCTTCAAGCTCGGCGGTTTGGGGCGGCGATAGTTATAGAACTCGGTTACATCCTCTTCTTCCCATGCAGCGCACTGTTTGAGGTAGTTGCCACAAGCCAAAAGCCAAAAGCCAAAAGCTCCTGGTCGGCACCCCATTGGGCGGCTTGAGTAGCAATGTGGCGCTCGTAGGCATTGTTGACGGCAGCGTTCGCAGGGGCAGACCTTCTCCACTGCTGCACTAGCTCCGGCGGTGGGGTGATGGGATGTTGTTGTGTCATGGGTAATTAGTGGTAATGGTTACTCAGTTCGGCCAAGCTTCATCAGCTTTCTGAAGCAGGTAGGCAACAAAGCGCTCCACCTCTTCGCGGCTTTCAAAAACTTCCGTGTAGTGCGGATCCTCGTTGTTAGCCAGTTTTACAACGCCATCTCGAACCCACGCGGAATGCTTCTCCATGTGGTTCTCGCGCTGCTCAAGCCATTCGGTAGGCGTGAGCTTGGGATAAAGTTCTTGGGTCATGGTCTCCAGGGGATCGTGGCCAGGGCAGGGTGTTGACGCACGCTTGCCCACCAACCCTACCACGCAGGTCAAGGAATTCGCCCAAGCACACCAAAGCCCCCGGTTTCCCAGGGGCTCGGCTACCTCGGCAGTCTTGGCGAATCCGCGACCGCTGATCGGTTCAGTATAGCAAGCTAGACATCGAGGAGAGTAGGACTACGAGGCTTTGAGAGCTGCTACTTCAGATTCCAGGGTTTCAATGCGTCCGATAGCTTCCTGCAATGCAGCAGTCAACAACGGCACCAGCTTGGATTGGTCAATTCCTTGGTACACCGGATTGCCATCAGCATCCACTTCATCCTTGGTGCCAGTCACGCACTCAGGGACAACAGCTTGTGCTTCGTGAGCGATGAAACCATCAACTGTGGTATCGGGATCTGCGATGAAATTGAATCGGTGGACGGGGATTTGTTGAAGGCGATCAATCGCGCCAGTTAGCGAGACAACGTTTTCCTTGAGGCGGTAGTCGGAAGATGTGTTGTAAGCAACAGCGGAGCCGGTGCCTGTTATGCTCCCAATAATTGTATTTGCATTATTAGCAAATCTTACAAAGCTAGCGTTAAAGCCTGACCCGGCTCTGTCATGCCTACAGCTAAGGCAAACATTGTCGCCAATGCTCTGGTAATACAAAGCTAGAGACCCTCTGTCTCCGTTGTTGCCAATAAATACATTGCAATTAGTATCGCTTCCTCCAGCTAGGCCAAATGGAGTAGACGTGCCAACTAACAGCCTTGAACTGCTATCAATTCGCGCAGCTTCTGTTCCTGTGGGACCAAACGTTATTGCAGTAGGCGACGCCTCAAAGATTGTAGACCCACCACGATTGCGGACTCTAAAGGTTGTATTGTCATTACTGGTTGAACTAAGGCGACCAACAGTGACAACAGAACTTGTGCTAGCTGTAGAAACTGTAAGATCACCAGCGGTGACATTGCCGCCAACCGCGCCAACTTCTAGCGTTGCGCCAGGGCCAGTAGTGCCAATCCCTACACGGTTATTCGAAGCATCAACATAAAAAGTACCGCTATCAATATTTACATTTCCAGAACTATCGCTAACAATTACCTGACCTCCGTTTGTCGTGGGCAGAATAATAGTGTTGTTACCTGCAGCACTGGCGGCTTGAAGTTCGGTATATCCGCTAGTGGCACCCGTTAAACGAATCTTACCCATGGTCAATAAACTCCGTTTTGGGGCCGAATGAGTTCGCTAAAAGTCATTATAAAATACGCAACTCACTAATTAAACAATTTCGATAAAACCGCCGACATCAAATGGGATTACGAACAAAAACAGGTGGTTGGATTTCAACGCCCACGCTGGTCGTTGACGTACTCCGTCCGACGTTAGTGAGAAATGCACCAAACAGTGCTGTGCTATGTAGCTCAACCGCCCAGCCGCTGTAAGAAACCAGCTGACCCGAAGTTAAGATAGATAAAAAGCGATAGTCGCCGGGTGTTAGGCCGGAAAAACTGGAATAAACAGCATCAGACTGTACACGCACAAGAGAACCAGGCGCGCCGTTATCGATAGCTACGCCGGCAACGGAAGCTTGCGTGTAATTACTCGCATTAGCTTTATATAAAAAACCAGAAGCCGTCACATAAACGGCTTGACCGGCCGAGATGGATTCGCCAGCTCTAAAACTTGTCGTAGCCATCTCGACCTTACAGATAATTACAGTTTAGCCCTTACCCTGACCGCGATAGCGCTTCTTGCCGCGACGTTTAGGCCGAGAAAGGACGCTACACCCGATCGAAGTGGTCTTGGGCTTGGACTCAATCTTGTTCAGAACGCCTTTAGGTTTAGCCATGGGCAGCTAAAAATGCGATCAGAGTCTAAGTGGTAATCCAGGAACTGCCGTTCCAAACCTTAAGTGTGTTATCTGCCGTTGAATACCATCCAGCGCCTTCAGTAGCAGGAGCTGGTGCGGTAGATCCGTACGCAAACGACCGGGAGGGGCCGCTTTCGTACCAACCCGACGTCACAGCGTCGTAAACGAACAAGTTGCCGACAAGAGTGTTGAACCAAACAGCGCCGTCCCGAGGGGGCGCGTTAAGGCCAGCCCCCGACGGCGGAAGCTCCCCTTTAAGGACGAAGGCTTCACTATTGGTCTGATACCACGCAGGATCGGACACCCCGTTGCCGCTGGCGTACACGAATAGACGACCCTGATTCGTGTCAAACCAAAGGTCCCCATTTGCGGTAGGCGTCGCCGGATTGCCGGATACAGTCACCCCGCCGCCGGTACGCAGCGCATTAAAGCGAGTGCCGCCGTCAGATAAGTAAAGACCAGAACCTGCGGTGTAGATAATACCGGAAGCACTAGTGACGCTGGCGTTAACCTCTACGTAACTGCCGCTATAAGTGATATAAACACCAGAACCGCCAACAATAGCGCTGTTAATAAGAGTGACGTCACCGCTAGTAGTTGTGTAAATACCAGAACCAGCGGCGATATTTGCACCCCCGCCTTGAATGCCGCTTATAGTCGTGTTAAGATCTTCTAGCGCACGTACAATACCCTCGAAATTCCAAGGGTATCCTACGGCGCACCTGGAGTAGCTAGTTGTTCCCACGACTCCAGAAATAGTAAGGAAAAGATCGTCGATGACCTCCACGATGCCGCGGAAGTTATGCTCATGCAGAGCGCGATATGTACTTCCGTGAGTGGGGCAAGGAGCTAGGGTCATCGAGAAAGTTTACATCTAGCCTCCTAATCTCGATTCTACATCCTGCAAGGACTAAGATCGGATATTAAATTGATTTTACTCCCGGTGTAAGGCGAACTGGTGCGTTTTTCCTATGCCGAGCTGAAACACGTTTAACAGCCGAGATCGAGATATTCAAAATCTCAGAAACCTTGCGGCAGCTGTGACCTGCGTCCAGCAAGTTACAAACTTCTTTTGCCCTCCAGGTGTTCATACACCGGTTATCGATTCGGCGACGCAGTTCTTTTAACTGAGTGTCATTAACGCCCGAATGTAAAATCTGGCGGACACGTTCAGCGCTGATTTTAAAGAGGGCGGCCAGTTCACGGTACGACTTGCCCTCCATATACATCTCATAAAGCTGTTGGAATCGATACTCGCGCTGAGCTTCGGTCAGGGTCTCTGACATTTTAAAAATTTAAGTTGATGTGAATGTGAATCCTACCCCCTACGTGTGCGCGCGTCAAGGGCAGGGTGCTGAAAACCCTCCTCAGCGAGCTGCCAGGCGGGTATGTTCCATTCTAAAGCACGTCGACGGCACTCAGCCCAAAATTCGGCATCAGGGCTCTCATTCGCAGGAGAAGGCAGGTCAGTCAAAGTCGTCACAGGGAACACCTAAGGTGTGTTATGCACAAATATTAACAGACAACCTTAAGAATTACCAAAAACACCGGAACCCACGCTGGATTCGTGCTCGACTGACCGGAAAAAAAAGTTTTTAAGGAGGTCGATATAACGTGAATTGCGTGTCTGCGGAGATTTATAAATATATTTAAAATTAAATTAGGTAATAGTATGCGTACGCGACCGACACCCTAATTAAATAACGTAACTAAGCCGCTAAGCCGAGACTCAAGTGCGACAGGCAAGTTGCGTTAAGTAGCCCTCTTAAGAGAAAAAGTAATTAGAAGGGTCAAGGTTCACCGTGCTATCCTTGGGTGAACACCGTGCAACTTGGTGTACGTCTATGTTCAACCCCATACTGGTCTCAGTGCTGGGCTTACTGGTCCAAACGCCGGTTGAGCCCTCCAAAGGCCCAATCTCAAAGCTCTACACCTTGGACTCATTCCAAGTCGTCGAGCGCGGCGATGTCTCGAGTCTGGACTGCAAATGCGGCCGCCACGAAACCATCCACGTGGCGACAAGCGACCTAGAACGGTCCCACCCCGTCCTCGGGGTCTACGCCTGTCCGATCTGCCTAGAGGAGCTGCGGGCCGCCCGTAGCCCATCGGATAAGGTCGCCGTCTGGTTCAAGCAGAATCGGTTGGCCTTGACGCCCGATCAGCACATTTATCTGCCTTGTACCTTTGCCCGTCTTGTCGATTCTACAGATAAGACAATTATGAGACCAAGGCGATTCGTGTATGCCAAATTCCACAACGTCGCTCTCTCTGATGCCGATAAAATTCTGACAACCTGCGGAGATCCAGAATGTGTTAATCCGTATCACATGATGCTGACCGCAAGCCCAGCTACTAAAGTCACACCTGAAATGCGAGAGGACGTCAAAACATGGGTGGCCCGCAAGATACGAAACAAAACCATTCAGGAAATGCTGAAATCGAAATACAACAGGGACTTGTCGCTTCGAAAGATCACGAATATAAAAAAATCTGTGCTTGCATAAGGCATTACGGAGATTTAATCGGTCTGCTAGCATCAGACCAACCGTTGTCTACAGCAGACCTAATCGGAAATCTCGGAGCTTCTAAACTCAAAATCTTACGAGATTTAAATCGACTCATTAAGTACGATTTGGTCATCAAAATTTCATTTGAACACCACGTGCTGTATTGCGTCAACGGCCGTTTCAACACTCTGATTAAGCAAATTTTAGAATTATGACCACTGCTACGCCTATTAAGCCCAGCCTCTGGGACGCTAAATACGTTATCGAGAATCTCCCTGCGTGGATCTACTCCGATAACAAGCAACCTGAATCTATCGAAGAGTGCAAAGCTAAAATTTCATCCACGGAGTACACAATCCGAGATATCGAGCTTCAAATCGAGATTCGCGAGCTGGAGCTAAAGACTGGAAGCAGTCGGCACAACAGCAGTTTTGAGTTTGATCGCTGGAAAACGCAAGCTCTGCGGGCGAAACAGACACACCTTTATCTTCTTAACGCCCATAAGTACTGGTTGATGCTGAACGAAAGCAAAACAACCGAAACGTCAGAAAAAGATATTCGTAAAACTGTGGAAAAGCTCATTGAACTGTTGATCGAAGAGCCTGATGATTTCGTTACTCAGCTTGAAAGCCTGCTGTGACCTGCATAAAAAATGAGTCTCACAAAAAGACTGACACAGTTTGCCAAGACTGTCTTAAAGAAATTGATCTAGATCCGGTATTTCCGTGTCTAGATGACATAAAACCTGAATTGAGAGCTGTTCTCACTCAACTGACTCTTCAGAATCAAGACCTTTACGAGTGTTGGAAATCATCGTTTACGCACTTGAGATTAGAAGGTAAGAGATTAAAAATCGCAAATGTTTACTACGCTTTCTTTAAAGCTGATATCGGTAACAACACTCTGAAACGAACCTGCGGAACTATCGGATGCGTAAATCCTTATCACCACAGATCACGCTTCGAGGCGTCCGACATAAGACAAAGGGTCAGAAGCGGATTTAACAACAAATTAAAATTTGTAGAAGATTTATCTAATGCAGAATGGATGAGACTACCTTAGACTCAACTCGCTGCGTCTGGTAAGAACGGCCCTTACGCAGTATCTTGGGAGGTAGTCGTAGTTTTTGTCGTTTCCTACGACTTGTAAACGAACCGCATTGCCGGGTACCCGGTGATGGGGCGGCCTCCCTACCATTTCCCATGACTCTCGACATCACAAAAGATCTTAAAAAACTGATTGAAGTCCTCACCAACATCGACACCAGTCTTCAAATTATTTCAAATGCAAAAGCAAACAAGGTCACCACAGCGTTTGTTAGTAAAAAAGCTATTGCTTCGAGGCTCAACGTCGCTCCTGTGGTTATCGATAAACTTATTCATACTGGCATTGCAAGCGGCGGTACTGCTGGTTTGGTTGAAGGCCGTCATTACTGCAAGCTTGACCCGGCGGAAACCAATACCTCCGCATTCCTCTTTGATGCGACTAAAGTCTTGGAATCAGCGTGGCAGAACTTCACCAACTATCAAAATGGCTAACTCCAAAGAACGCGACAAACTTGCTAAAGATCTGTTCGGTAAGTCAGAAGTAAAGAACCGTATCGGTCTTAATACGGCCAAAATGATAACAGGGGACATCGTGACCCTGTATCAAGAATTTCGGAAGGCATCCGGCGCGGGAGCTCTGTGCTTCAATCCCGCTAAGCCAGATCAAAGCGTGTACATGACAGTAGCGGACTTAAAAACGGATATGGCGTTAGCAGAAGAAATGTGTGACGCGGATACAGCAAAGTTTTTATCGGAAGCTATCGGTCTTGTTCAGAAAGTAGGGAGTAAAGAGGATAAAGCTTTGGTCCTCTTAGCCTCTCGATACGGGATAAGTGCCCACGTGATCGATTTAGACGAAGCAAATTCTCGACTCGACGGGATCGCTGATGCCGCAAGTCGCGACTGATTTCGTCTCTCCGCCAGACGTAATCGGAATCACATCTGCGTTTTTCGGAGGCCGCGTCGAGTTAGACCCGGCTTCCAGCAAATCCGCGAACACTTTAATAAACGCAGATCGTTATTTCACTGCGGAAGATAACGGTCTTCGGCAAAAGTGGGAAGCTAAAAACGTATATTTATATCCGCCCAGGGACAGCCTGACTTACGACGAACAACCGCCCGATTCCAGCGTTTTCCGCAGAAAAAAGCGTTTCGTCAAGTCAGCTCAACGCGTGTGGTTGGAGGAGTGCTATCGGCAGTATCTAAGAAACAATTTTGAGGAAGCCATTATCTTTCTAACCTCGACAGAAGTTGCATTAATAACCACGCAGAAGATCGGTTTAGACCTTCCTATGTGTGTTTTAAAAGAGAAACCTGTGCTTCACTTAGATACGCCAGATCTTCCAAAAATAACTAACACACGATGTTACGGATTTATCTTATATATGCCTGAATCAACTAAACCAGAAAAAAGAGTCAGGGACTTTATTGAATTCTATAGTCCTCTGGGGCGCGTATATTACTGAGAAAACGTGCGGTCCCGAAATTGTCATTCGGGCCGTAAGCATCTCGCTCAGCAAATCCGAGACCCACGGGGGTGGATTTAGATTTACCTGAGAGCCTTTCTCTCTCTAAGCGTTGACGCCGTTCGCTCGGGCCTTCCGACCAGACCTTACCGGCCATACGAATAACATCGCGGCTTCGATAGCGGTAATCGTGTTTCGCAAAAGGAGCTTCGCTGTGAAACCTGACCTTTCGTTCGTGTTTTGACTCTTTTATGTCGTCAGACATTGTATGTATATAGTTGCTTCATGGATTCCACGTCGCTCGTAACTGTAGGCGGATTACTCGCGTAGGACATAAACGTCTGATTAAGCAGATTATTAAAGGCAGGATCTTCCGCTATTTTTTGGAACTGTGTGATGGGTGCAGATAACGCTGCGTATAACCGAGCACTTCCGGCTTGACTTGCTTGGTTCAGTCGATTGGTGTAATCGCTCAAACTCGAAGACAACATACCTGCAAACCGTTTTGCTGATTGTGAAGCAAGTAAGTTCGGATCGTATTGAGCTAATTGTCGACTGTACTGGCTGCCGATATCACCGATCGTCTTGTAAAAATCTTGCGAAAGTTGCGTAGTGGCCTTCTTAGGCCCCATCGGAGCCAGGTTGCTTATAGCTTGTTGTTGTTTATTCGCTCGTTTTTTTAATCTCTGATTTTGACGCCGTAAAGCAACGATAGTCCGCTTCTGAATATCGCGTGCGGTATTTACTGAAGCTTGAGCACGCTCAGCAGGACTAGGACCGAATAAACCCATTATCCGAAAGGTGCTTGGCCTCGCTTAATTCTACCAGCAACAATATCTCTTATCCGCAGGATTTCTGGGCTAGCTGTAGAAGCTCCGGGATCAAAGAAGTCCATAGAAATGTGAGGACCCGTAGCGCGACCTGTAGTCCCTTGTAAACCAAGAGGCGTGCCCGCCGCTAAACGCATACCGGGCTTTAGATTCGGATTGATTTCGTTAAAGTGAGCAATCAAGGTGTCGAAAGGTTTACCCTCAGGAGTAACACCTCGAAGCTCAACATAGTTACCGTACCCACGGCCGCCTGGACCTCGATTAGCGGCGTTAGGTTCGCGAACGACTTTTAAAACCTGAGCATTAAAAGGCGTCGCAAACATCGCGTTAGCCCCTCCCGCAAGCGCAAAATCCAAGCCAGGTTCGCCCGTGGCATCGACGGCAGAGGTGACAACAGCATTCGGATACGAAATACCTCCGCCAGTTTTAGCAAAACCTTGACCCGGTTTAGCCCCTGTCTGGGTATTAACACCAGCAGCTTGCGCCGTCTGACTCACGGCCACGTCGTTGAGTGTTCGTTCAATCTGAGAAGCCTCTGCGTTATATGCCGTCTGCTGCTGCCTGAGCTCCAAGATGTTTTTAGCTAATGTTGATGGATCTAAACCTACTTGCTGCGTCGATTCGGCTAGCTTGCTGATCGACTGCGACTCCAGAACATCCGCTTCATCCTCGTAGCCGGCATCCGCCAATTCAGCGGCACGGTTTTGGAGCTGTATAGCTTCGGCTGCGCTGGTTGGTGTCCCCAAACCTTCGACAGCTGAACGCAGCAGCAGACCTTTCAAAGCGCCGCGAAGGTCGAATCGGGGAAGTTGAATGCGTTGCGCGGCATTAGCAGGAGCTGGAACAGGGGCTGGAGTTTGCGCCGGGCCGCGGGGAGCCATCATGCCCCCCGTAGGAACAGCGGTCCCGCCTAAAATTTTGGTTACGTAATTTCTCGTCTCTTTAAAAGGCGGAATACCCCCGTATCTTTCCACGTTGCCGGGGCCTGCGTTATACGCAGCCAGAGCTTTGGGATACGACCCGAAACGTTTTAATTGCTGACTGAGGTACCTAGCACTTCCTGTTATGTTTTGAACCGGGTCTGACGGATCAGACACACCAAGGCCCCGAGCAGTCGCAGGCATCAACTGACCCAGTCCTTGCGCTCCGGCAGGACTAACAGCGGCGGGGTTCCACCCAGACTCTGTAGTTATAAGGCGCTCAAAAATAGCCGGATTAACACCAAAATCACGGGCTTTTTGCCTAGCGATTTGCTTAAGTTGCTCTGTGGTGTACGGCATGTTTTAAATTGTCGCCTAGAAGATGAGAACCGCAGGGATATGATCCGCTAATTTTAGTTTAATCTTTGCTCAACTTTCTTTCAGTTCTTCGTCATCAAATAACTTCATATTTGTATCCACGGCGATACCTACTTCGGCCATTACGGTTTTGTACGCCCTTTCTCGGCAAATCAACTTAAACACTTTATCCCAGAGATAATTATCGCGATCCTTACTATGCAATGTGTGAGCTTTAGTACGAATGCGTGTAAGTACGAACTCGTCTTCTAGCGTCAAACCGCAGGCTAAGTTCCCTGTGTGCTCCGAATCACGCTTGGAGGCCATGTGCCGGCTGCCGATACTCAGAGTCTAACTCCCAGTATCTCCGTATCACATTATTTCGAAAAATAGAAGCTTTCGTTATGCGCTATAAATAAAATGGAAACACATTGTACTCACCATGACTTACAACTCCAGTAACCCGGAGTCAATTTGCTCTTCTTCTCGTCACAGCTATGACGCGAACGAAAAGCTCGGCGTCGATCTGGTTCGTTACTACGGTTTTCCATATCGGGATCACCAAAGCGCACTAAACGCACAGTGTCCCCTTCCTTGGCTGCCACGGAGAATTCTTTACCGCTCTGAACGTCTCGTTTGGGGACGTTGTAGTTTTTAAAAATTTCCCCAGCGATACGAATAGCCATATGGACACAGAATCTAACAATATTGTAAATACTACAACGCTTCACACAGCTCAACAGAAACCTTAAGAGTACATGAACTCCTCCACACAGGACTACGCAGAGCAGAAAAAGCTCTATAGTGTCCTCTGTAATTCATCTTCTATATCGTCATGCCTGACGACAAGAATCTTCTGACAATCGCAGAGACCGCTGAATTCCTGAACTGCAGCTCTGGTTTTGTGCGCAAACGTATTGCTCTGACTGAGTCCAACCAACCCGGCGGATGGCCCAAGCAAATCTTCGTGAATTTGCAGCCTAATGGCGCCAAATCTCTGTATCGCGTGAATAAAAACGCACTCGAGGAGTACCTGAAGACTTCATCCGCCGCTAAAGTGGAAACTGCAGAGCCCGCACCTGCGGCTGCTTGCTCTTTCTGATAACGAAAAAATGACGTTCTCCGGTTCTTTCAGCACCACGTCTGCGCCGCAAGAGGCTCCTGAGCAGATGTTTGAAGAGCCGGAGACGGGGGATGAGGAGAACAAGGCATCAGTCGAGGATTTAATTTCTGGACTGGTGTCTTTATCTTCTTATTTACATCAACTTTATGTTCAAAGCCATTTACTCCATCTGAACGTCGAAGGTCCTCTGTTTCTACCGATTCATGAGTTCCTAAAAGAACAGTACGGAGCGCATATCGAGCAATTCGACCAGATCGCCGAATTCGTGCGCACAATGGATTTTCTAATGCCTATGTGTGAGCGCGGTTTGTTGAGCGCTTACAAAGGCTTTAAACATGTAAAAGCTTATGAAACCCGCGAAGGGCTTACTGTTTATCTGAAAAATCTAGAAACGTGTGGAATGACTTCCAAAGATCTGCAAAAGATTGCAAAGGAAGTCGATGCTCCGGATATTGAGAACTATTTGGCGGAACTTGTGGGGATGATGTTCAAGGCTTCGTGGTTCCTCAAGAGCACTTTGCGTCCTTAAACAAGGAGCCAAGTATCGGTGGCTCGAACGTACAGACCGGCTGCAAAAACACCAGACGGCTGAACCTGATAAATCAGAGTTCCGGACGGGTTTAGAACGGGATTAGGAAGTCCGCTCAAAACCACCGTGGAACTCTGAATGGCTCCAGAAGCTAAAATTGCTCCAGAAGCTAAAGTTGCTGTATTCGAAAACAAAGCACCCGAAGCCAGAATCGTTCCAGAAGAAAGGGTAGCTGTAGAAGCCTGAGTCGCAAAGGTAGCTGTAGTTGCTGTGGTTGCAGTAGTAGCTGAATCCGCAAAGCCGGCACCTACCTTTTGCCAGGCGCCGCCAGTCCAGACTTTTAAGTAATAACTTCCTGTCGAACTATCTGTCCACAGCTCACCAACGGAGTTTCCGGCTAAACCAACAGGCGTGGAATTAGGTGCAGTTGTTCCGTAGTGCGAAGGACCGAGTTTTCGGATGCTACCCGCAGAGTCTTCGAAATATAGACCCGGATCTGCAGCGCCTACGGCGATAGCAAGTTCGCCGTTCTGAACAACGCTAGTTTGAGGACGATCGGAAGACTGACCTGATCGTTTTAGGAGAAGGATAACGGGTGTTGACGTCATGCTTTAATGGGGCAGTTGTACTAAAGCTAATGAACCATCCTCAAGGTGTTTGGGAGTACTTTGTAAATTCTGTAGACATAAAATCACCTGATAAATGCTGGGATTGGAAAAAAAGCACAGCTTCCTCCGGTTATGGTAACTGGTATTGGAAGAAAAAAGCAGGAGGTGCGCATAGGGAATCTTTTAAGCTGTTTTGTGCGTTCGACCCTAAACTTTATGTTCTCCACAGGTGTGGAAATAGGAGATGCTGCAACCCAGAGCACTTATATGTTGGAACACAGAAAGAAAACACGTTAGATACAAAAAAACACGGAACGTACGCTCCGCCTCCTTATAAACGAGGGGAAGACGTAGGAACCAGCAAATTGACAAAAGAACAAGTTTATAGAATTAAAGTAGAACTTAAACACAATACAAAATCTTTAAAACAGTTAGCAGAACAATATGGCGTAACAATCCAGTGTATATATTTAATAAAAACAGAAAAAAATTGGAGATGGCTGAAAGTATGATCAAACAAAACAAGAATAAAAAATATCAGTAAGTAAAAATAAGATAAAAACAAATACACCACCATTAATTAAAGAAGGGAAACCAGCCGGAGGAACTACAACCCCATTCAAATACTGACCGCCATCAAACACGTTTGTAGGTTGATTAACCAGAACACCGTTTGCATATGTCCCGCCATCATACGTCCCGACAACAAAAGATGCGGGATCGAAAGGGTTGAACTCATCGATCGTAAACATCTCGAAACTTGCGCCCTGCAAAGTATTCGGTCCCGATAAATCTCCGGCATTGAGCGTCTTTGTCATCATGTTGTACATATCCGGGTACATCATGTGCGTCGGCATATCGTCCTTAGCCGGGCTATATCGCTGCCACCAGACCAAATCTTTCTCACGCTTCAGAAATGTGGTCTGTCGTTCTAATTCTTTTTCGAAATACTCTCTGTAATACTCGTTCAGAGGTTCGTCTGTTGGTTGCGGTAACCACGGTCCGGTGACTACGCCTTGATCGTATGCGCGCTGGAGATCCCACATTGCGGCGTAAATATGCTTACACCACTTTGGTTGGTAGTAGAAAAAGTTAGGATCCGAGTATGTCGCTTCAGAAAAACTAGGGATATTGTATATCTGATTAATATAAATAAAACCAAATGTTCTAACGAAACCAGGGTTATCAGACGAAGGCACAACACGAGGCGATCCGTCAACACCCGCGTCAAAATAACCAGGATCAAAGTTCTGCGGGCGTGTACGCGGATACTTACGGCGAATTGACGCGTCGTACAGATTAAAATTTTCGCGAGCTAAAAAGTCGGAACAGGTACACTGAGACCGCATCTCCGTTGTCAGATATTCTCCAACCGCCGGAGGCCCGGTGGCGGGGATGGCTAATGTATTTTCATCGACAACGGCCCAGCTTGTGTTATCTGTATGAGATAAAAACAAAGTATTGAATATAGGAGCATATGACGGAGTTACAGGCACATTATCGATGCCCACGGCTGTGACCGTGTAGTTGTTAAATCCGTACTGTTTATCTGTACCGTCTGCGTTGAATCTATTAGATAAAACTTCGCCAGTAAAGAAAGAAATAGGAGCCCCAAAAGTGGAGCTTAGTTTCACGGCATACGTGTTTGCGTCGTAATCTGTTACAGAAACAATCGAGTAACCAAAGTTCAAGAAATTAAACGAATCCCGAGGGCGAATGCCAACCATGTGCATACGCATATCCGTCCGCGTGGTCGGATACATGAAACACATACCGGGTAGAAACACACCCAGTCCAGGAGTACCGGATACAAAATACTTAAATGAATAAGTTAAACCTCCGTACGCTTGCTGAGAATACATACTCAGCTCATACCCGCGGCGCCAACGAACCCAAAGCGATGCGTAGTCGTACTCGCTTGTAAGACTAAAATCTTTGGTATTTAAAGCTGGCCTAAAGCGACGTTTAAACGGTAACGGAGAATTGAGCTCCTTGATGTTGTCGGAGCCCTTTACTGTCTTCGGTAACTCAGCAGGATTTGTAGCCTTGAAAGACTTGAAGTTAAAATCGTCTGACCCGCGTCTACGTGACACAGTTCAATAGAATCCTCCCTGAGCAAATACAGTAATACCGGATGGACTCAAACCGCCAGATACCGCTGTGCTTCCGGTACCGATATATCCCACGGCGAGGATGTATCCCTTTTCGAGGTAAATACCTTCGGATTTGCCGATCTGAATGGGAGCGAGAAGGTTAGTATCGCCCACTTGCGGGGTGGGAGCGTTGCAGGCAAACAGTTGGACGCTCTGAGGAATACCGCGAGTCGAGCCGCTAAGACCAACCTCAACACGACCAACCATTAACGCAGCTGACGTAGAAGGAGCGGCTTGGTTAGGTGCGTAAACATAAAGACCCAGATCAACAGACCGTCGACCGCTGTTGTCGGGGTAGCCTTCGTTGCTGACAATGGTGATATCCTCTACCAGGGCGGCATCTTCCGAAGGAAGATCACCTACCCGAACTAACTGAATCAAATCAGTCAGATTTGGGTTAGTGGGGTTGCAGGTCCCTGTCGCGCTAGTGATCCGAGCGCCCCGTAAAAAAGGGCGGTCGATAAGACAGGGTTGTTTGTTAGTGCTAGTAGAGGCCATTAGATGCGCTCAGTGTGCGGAATAATTGTGCTGATCTTAAACTCAAATCATGAGTTTGTCGGTATCCTTTTCATCTGTCTTTAACTGAAACGAGATAATTCCAGCGTCATTTAAGGTTCGCAGCGCTTTAGCTACCGAAGACTCTTCGCTCTCGTCCTTATCCCCAGTTTTATCCTGAAAATAAGTCGATATGAGTTGACCTGCCATCGGCATGTCACCACGTGCAGCTGCTATGCCTGCGCTTACCTGGCCCAGAAAATCTCTCACTTTCTTACCCCAACCGGGCTGGGCTCCAGGCTGCGTGGGACTCGGAGCGGAAGGTCCGCCCAAGTTCTGAAGGTTAATGTCGAGAACATTACCTAAATCAGGGCGAAAACCCTCGTAATTAATCCCCGTAGGAGCTTTGAACTCATAACCCTTCACGGTAGGAGGGTTAAGGTAGAAGTCGGCAGCAGACATTTTTTTCTCCTCAATCAAGCGAAGGGAACAGCGGGTATAGAACCGCCCGAGGGAATAAATCGCCCACCAAGGGGTACATAATTAACCTTAGGGCGGATAAGAGGACGAGTAGCGTCCTCGATATCTGAAGCACCGGCCGATTTATCTATGGCTTCAGCTGCGTACGCAGCATTCCCGGCTGCGTTTTTGATAGGATCATCGCCCATTTGGGAGCCGATAGACGCAGTGGTCGGCTGAGGCATCTGTTGAGATAAATCAGGTCGTGCTTTAGCTCGCTGAAGCATCTCATAAGCCAGAGTGGGGTTCTTCGCAGCCCAAACAGGAGTTTGTGGGGCCACGCCGGGAAGGGCAGAGACATCCCGAATAATTTGGTTGAGAACCTCAGGCTGCGATACGTAGTCTTGACGTTGCTGATAATACTTAGCGATCGGTGCGTTGGGATCAGGACTAGGAGCAGCGATGGGTGCGCGCGGAGCGCCAGGAGCTGCGCCACCTCCGCGACGAACAGCTTGTAATGCGTTTGCGCGTGCTTGCCGATATTCGCTATCGCCGCCGTCCTGGGTAATAACAACCTGACCGCTGCCGGCCTGCCCGGTG